TCTTAATAATCCTCTTGCAGGACAATAAAAAAAACCAGGCATTAATTAAAAGACCTGGTTTTCTCTCTCTAAAGAATAGATATATAAAATCTAGTCACCAACATTACAGTACCATCTTTTCCAATGTCTTGCAAGCTTTTGTTTCACGTGAAACATTTACTTTGCTTTGCCCCAGTTTTCTCCCACTCCTACATCAATACGAGAAGGAATTTTCATTTCTGGAAAACAATTCTCCATAATATCTTTAATGTTTTTAATTTGTTCTTGATCTTTTATAGAAAAACATAGTTCATCATGAACTGTAATCATGGGCACATGACCCTGGTCCACACAATCCTTCATAGCTCTTTTAGTTTGGTCGGCAGAAGATGCTTGAATCAAACGGTTAAGAGCTTTATAAGTAAAAGCTACTTGATAGTTAACAGGGTTTTTCTTACGCCAATCTTTATCACGTTCTTCTAACGGAGTATTCTGAATAGTTTCCCATTCTTCTTCTAGTTTATCCATATGAATAACTTGTTTATATCCTCCATATCCTTTAGGTTCACGCATAGGAAAACGACATTTTCTTCCTAGTAAAGTACGAATTTCTCCTTTAGCTGTAGCTACCGCCATAACAGTTGAGGCTATTTCTTTAATAAAAGGTACTTTTTCATCATATTCATTTCTTAATGATTTAGCTTCATCAAAAGGTATATCTCCAAGAATACCCGCTAACTTACCAATACCCATACCATACATAATTCCAAGATTAATAGTTTTAGCCAAACTTCTTTCTACTCCCGCTATATCAGCCACCATTTGATGAAAGTCAATATCATCTTCCTGGTATGAAGTAACAATTTCTTTTACACGTGGATTGTTTTTTGTGTCAGGCGTTAACGAAGCATAATGCATTAACCACCTGGGCTCTTGAGCACTGTAATCAAAACTACCCCATTGACATCCTTTTTCTGGTAAAAATAATCCTCTAATCATTTCTTTTATTTCTGGATGACGCGAAGGTACTTGTTGTAGATTAGGATGGCTTGAAGAAAATCTTCCTGTTACAGTACCTCCATCCCCAGATCGTAGTTGATGAAACTCACAATGTATTCGTCCATTATATTGGTGTTGTAAAATAGTTTCTATAAATGTTGTATTAGCTTTATTATACTCACGTATTTCTAATATCTTTTTTGCTATAGGATGACTATGGGTTTTTAAAAAATGTTTTGTAAAACTAGGAGCTCCCGACTTAGGAGTGCGTTCATATGTTAGATTAAGTTTATCAAATGCCTGAGCTAAAGAAGTTGCTGTCCACGGTTCAATGTCAACTCCTGTTTCTTTTTTAACCTCTAACAAAAGTTTATCTTCTTTTCCTTGTAAAACTTTTTGAGTAGCTTCAGCCTTTTCTAAATCTACACGCACACCTTGACGACGCATTTTAAAAATAACAGGAATTAAATTTAACTCTAGTTCTAAAATTTTTCCGCAATTTTCTTGGGCTAACTTTCTACGAAGTATATGCCATAAATCTAATGTTAATCGTGCATCTGTTTCTGCATAAGCAGCTACACGGGAAGCCGGAAGTTTCCACATATCTTTTTTTGCATCCACGCCATGTTGACTAGCAGCTAATCGTAACTCATCTTCTTTTTTCTTTTCTCCTAGGTACGTTGCTCCTAAACTGTTTAAAGCATAAGAAAAACGATTTTCATCAAGTAAAGGTGCTGCCACCATAGTATCTAGTATAGTTCCTGGAATTTCTATTCCTTCACTAGCTAACCATCCTAAATCATATTGTGCATTATGAAAAACTACTGACATGCCATGTTTTAATTGATCTTTTAACCATCGAACAACAATGTTTTTAGATAGGTTTGCTCCTCCTTCATGAGCAATAGGTAAATAACCATACCATCGAGAAGAGGCCACTGCGATGCCTATAAGATTCCCATCCTTACGAGTCCATCCAGGTCCATGCGACATTAATCGTGGATCACGAGTTTCTACATCAATGGCTATAATTTTTTCTTGAGATAAGTCAGGAAGTTCAATAGGAGGAATCCATGTGGGTTCGTTAAATAAATCTTGTTCATACATTTTTGCCTCCGTAATCACGTTCTATAATCATTTCACAATAATGTATAGCTTTTAAAATATCTTCTTTTTTACCTTTTTTTGAATGTCGACATATATATTTTATAACATTACCTTCGGCAAAAAGTATTTTATTTTTATTAATAAATTGCGAAGGTTGAATTACCAAATCTTTGTAATGATTTCCTCCTTTATCCCATAGTTTCATAAGTCATAGTACCTTTCTGTTTGAGGTTGCATAATATGTAAATGTTTTTTTGCTCGTGTTGCCCCAACATAATAAACTCTATGTTCTGTAGAAGGATTGCGTTCATATTCTT